GAGGATATGGAGGACGTAGGGGAATCCGGCGAGCTCCTCAAACTGCCGTTTCCATTCGTACAGGACGGAGCTGGGGCATACGACCAGCAGCCGCCGGATCTCACCCTTGAGATACCGGTCGCCGGCCACAGCGATAGCTACCAATGTTTTGCCTGTGCCCTGTTCCATCAGGAGAGCAGAGTTATCGAGCGTCCGGGCCAGTGCGAAAGCCCTGATCTGGTGCTCGAACGGCTTCGCTTTGACGGGCAGCTGGATCTCGCCGAGCTCTCCTGTCTTGAGCTGCTGGGCCGTATTGAGCTGATCTTGGAACTGCCGGAGAGAGGCGACCTTCTCCTCGAGGGCCTTGCGGGCCTCATCCGTGCTGGGGAACTCATGGAACAGGGCTTCGAAGGCCTCGAGCGTGTTAAACCTGATCTCCGGGAGCTTCCAGGCCCGGCGGTTTGCGTCCCACGAGGCCTTAGGGAACAGCTCTTTCAAGCGTCCGCGGTCCTCGTACCGGGAGTAGAACCAGAGAGTGCCGTTCTCGATAGTGATCAACGGTCGCTGGTCCGAAGTGTGAGGTTTCACGGGTCTGCGAGGAAAGATGGCGTTCAGCTCCTCCTTGAATTCCTCCAGGGACGGGAGCGTGATCCCGAGACCCCTGAGCTGCTTGGGGTAATGGCTGAGAATTCGGTATGCGGTGAGATAATCGGCCCGGGTCCAGTCGGCGGTGCCGGCTAGCCGGTGCCCGGCCTCGGCGTCCATCTTGTTGAACCCGACGCCGTCCAAGGTCTGGGCCCGATCACACCGTTGGGCCAGCAGTTGGATAGCCGCCTGGACGATCTCCCTGTGCTTCATCCTGGAACCCCCCTTTCCTGTTGTGTTCAATTTAATTATACACTAAGTTCGCGAAAAAGTAAATGGGGCGATGTTAAATCGCCCCAGAAATTTGCGAGATTATGTCGAGTGCTTCCTGGACTGACGTCACAACCTCTCCGACACCACCAGCTTGCCGTATTTGCTCGAGCGTATACGCCTGGAGCTCTGTAACGCGGTCTTTTCGATGGGGCACCTTCACTTCCAGACCGACGAACCGGCCTTGGTAGACCCCGATGATATCGGGAAGACCACGCACCTGGCCGGGGTGGCCATGGACCTTGAACCAATAACCACCCCGACCCTTGAGCGCCTTCAGAATGCTGCGAACGAGGCTACTCTCTTTCATTCTCGATCAGAAGGGAGCCTCCTCCGATGCTGCCCTAATCGCCTGCAGCACCTTGTCGCGGTTCTTGCGCCCTTTCTTGCCTAGGTGCGTGAGATCGATATCGTGCTCCTCGGCGTACTCGAGCAGCTCGTCGAGCGACATCTTGTCGAGCTCGTCCTCCTCATCCTCTTCTTCCTCCTCATCCTCTTCTTCCTCATCCTCCTCGTCGTCCTCTTCTTCTTCGACCTCTTCTTCTTCGACCTCTTCTTCCTCGTCGTCCTCGGCTTCCTCGACGGCATCCTTGGTCAGAAAGTCTATGATACGGGCCTTCTTCTTGCCCTCGTAGACTTCATGTTCTACTTCGACGTAGCACTCCCTGCCGACGAGCTTGTCGAGATGGAGCTTCATTACGGAGTGGGGCACCTCGACGCCGAGAGCGACCAGGACTTGCTTCAGGATGAAGAGCGCCTGCGGCTGAAGCGAGGTGTTGTGGTACAGCCGATGGGAGCCGTCCACCGTGCGGAACTTCCAGGCCAGGTAGGGCTTCTCCGAGCTGGTCGAGATCTCGGGGGTGACATCCTCCACCCGAACCCTGTGAATACCCTCGGGGCAGAGACGCCCCCCGACCTCTACACCTGTCATGTCGATTTCGATGATCCGATTCTTCTTCAACGGCTTCATTCAAGATCCTCCCCTTTCATGAGCTTGGCAATTTTGTCGAAGGTTGGATTGACGACGACCTGGGGGAGCGGTTTGTCGATGTGCTCCCTTCTGATCTTAGTCAGATACCGAGCGTGCGGACCGACCCGCATGCAGTACTCAGTGACCACCTTCTCCTTCGTACCTCCTTGCTTTGTCTTGACGGTCACTATCCTTTCACGGATGAATGTGTGTCCCACGACATCCACAGCCGCCGTAAGCGTCTTGGCTACAGATGGGCTCACCGCCGGCCCAACTTCCGGTGCGATCATCTCCGTCTCATCGCTGTCGTCCCCGGAAATACGGTCTTGGCAGAGGAACCCCCTATGGAGCGGCAGGTCTCGATAATTGAGAATCCATGTTCTCATGAGCCCGGTGACCTCACTCCAGCCTCGTCGTGACAGCGACATCACACCGCCGTCGTCCCCGGAGACCTTCGCAATCGCTAGGTCCTGCAGCTGCGTAACGGTATCGAGCGCGACCGACTTAAATGGATGGTTGCCGCTCTGGAGATACCAGTAGACCTCCTCAATCTCGTCCCATGATGTCACTTCCATAACGTAGGTGTCCGGCTGCGCCTTGATCGAGACGGTGCCGCGGTCGTTAATATCTAGCACCAACAACGGCTTGGGCATCGTTCCGATGAACGTAGTCTTTCCCGTACCCGACCGGCCATATACGACCAGGGACACCCATTCTGACGACTCCCCAATCGGTATGATTCGCCCCGACTCAAGCAAGTCGAGCCCGTCACCCAGTTTCGCCGTCTTCTTCACCTTCTTCACTGTGGTCACCCTGTTGTCTCCTCTCTTGGTATTCAGTCCGTTTGATAAACTCCACGTCTAGACCCATCAACTCCCCTATGCATAGACTTCGGTAAGAGCACATCCTGCACAACATCGGGTTGAGGGACCGGTAGGGGCGCGTCAGGTGATGGATTTCGACGGCCGCGACCGTTGCCTCTTCCCGTAACCGGCTCAAGACGTTCTTATTGATCGGCAGGTAGCGCCTGTGCAAGAGGTCCTTCTGCTTGCGTTTCGGTATCCTCGTAATCAGATAATTCCAGAGCACCCCATTGACCTGGACCCCTAGGTGTTTCTCTACGACGGGGATGTATAAGGCGACCTGCGGGTTGACGATTCGCTCGTCTTCGCTGGGCATGCGAGAGACTGTCTTGTGCTCCACAACCCATATTCCCCGAGAGTCCTCGAGTACCAGGTCAATTCTTCCTTTCAAACGTACCGTTTGCGATAGCGGAAACCCACTGAACTCCAGCTCAACCTCGAGCGTCCGGTCACTAGGGTACGTCTGCTCGTACAGCGTCATGAGTGTCTCGGCAGTTCCGGGTAAATCTCCGTAATACTCACGTTCCTCATCCATGAGCGTAGCGAACTCGTCGGCAAGGGCTTGATGAACTTCCCGCCAGTCATTGCCTTTGTAGTAGGCCTCGAGCAGTGCATGAATCCAGGACCCTCGCTTCAGGGCGACCGGCTTCGTCTTCGGCTCGAGACGTTTGCAGTATTTGTAGTGATGCAGCATCCGGCACGTTCGCCATGTCTTAAGTTCGGAGAAACTAACTTCGTAAGTCATCGGTTCACCTCCCCCCTTCCATATTAATTTTATCATTCCAGGCAAGCCAACGGTAGACCAAAATTCTCCTTATTCTGTCGGCTGGTAGACCTCACCCTTTCCCCATGGGCCGATTTTAATCTCGACTTCTAAGGGGATAGGAATATCCCATCCGAAGACGTCGCTAACGGCGTCCCGGTCTTCCATGATTCGCTTGATCTCCGGCAAAATCTCTGAAAGCTTCGACTCTCGAACCTCCATGAGAATCGCGTCGTGTACGGTTGCGATAATTCGTACATCATTTGGGAATATCTTACTGATCCGGATGGCTGCGAACAGGTTCAAATCGGATGCGGCGCTTTGCACTGGAGAATTGATGGCCTGCCGTTCAGCTTCAGCCCGGACTCCCTTGTCCGACGACATAACCTCCGGCAAGTGCCTGACTCGGCCTATCGGAGTGCGGACGTAGCTGTGAGTCTTCACGAACCGGCGCTGCCGGTCGTGCCAGGCGGGGAGTTCACTGAACAGCTCAAAGAACCGTTCCCTGAAATGTTGTGCTTCTTCTTCAGTGAGCTCGACGTCGTACTTCACCTTCGCGTACTGCCGGAACTTGTGCGCCCCCATGCCGTAGACGAAACCGAAGTTAACGGCTTTAGCCCGTTTTCTCATCTCCTTCGTGACCTGCTCTTCCGGCAACCCCGTGATTGTCATAGCCGTTGTGGTGTGGATATCACCTCCGGTCTGGAAGACCCTGCGCATTGTCTTGTCCCTCGAGAGAATGGCCGCAACCCGTAGTTCAATCTGTGAATAGTCAGCTTCCACTAGCACCCAACCGGGAGGGGCCGTAATGAGAGCTCGAATCGTTGGATCTCGCGGGACCTGCTGCAGGTTGGGATCTGTGCAAGACAGCCGGCCCGTCACAGTCCCGTGGAGCTTGAACGTCGGGTGCATTCGTCCCGTTTCTGGTCGAATGTGCTCCTTCCAGCTTGCGATGAACTGCGCGAGCTTGATCTGCTCACGGTACCGAAGCAGCGTCCCAACGATGGGGTGAGTATCTATGAGGTACGGTAGAGCCTCTTCCGAAGAAGTCGATGGTTTCCCTGATTGGGTTAGGGCTACGACGGGCAACCCCAGGTCTCCATATAGCACCTGCGCTACTTGCTGTGAAGAGTTCCAGTTGATTGATTTTCCGGCTAACTGCGTCAGCTCTTGCTCGAGCTCGGCGACTGTCTTCGCGAGCTGCTGCTCTGTTTCGGTCATATGATCGACGTTCACATAGACGCCGTGCAGTTCGACTTGCTCGAAGAGCCGTGAGGCCGGCATGAGCAGTTGACTGAAGACTCGATAGAGACGGGCGTCTCCGCGCAGTTCCTGATCAAGCACCCGGTATAGGGCCAACGTATAGTAGACGTCCAATGCACAGTACTTACCGAGGTCCTCTAGAGGTACCTCCCTCGGATCAACGGGCTGTGGGATTTCGTACTCCGGAGCATCGAAGTAGACCGAGGCCAAATATTTCAGGCCGTGGGGCGAGTTCTCATCGAGCAGATATGAGGCCAGCATTGTGTCGAAGTTGTGCGGAAGCCGCTGGCCAAACTTGACCGTGAGCCACTTGTTGTCGAACTTGCCGTTGTGAGCAACGACGACCGGCACCCTCTGGACGGCTTGATAAATGGCGTCGTAGACCTTCTGTGCAACTCTCGGGTCCCTAAATCGGCACCCCGGGTAGGCGAACGGAATTACCCAGCTTCGCCGGGGCGTTCCTATGCCTAAACACCATATCTGTCCTCCGAGGGCCAGGGGGTCCAACCCACTGGTCTCAATGTCGAACGAAACGGCGTCCGACTGTGCGATATCACGGACACATTCACGGAGAGTAGCCGTATCGTTGACTAACGTCCAGCGGAACTCAGTCGGGGATTTAAGCTCCCCTTTGGCCAATTTTGCGAATCGTTTGATATCGGCCTCAATGACCTGGATATACCGAGGCTGTCGGAGGCCAGCTGCTGGATGGAATGTCGCGAGGTAGGTCACGCCCTCCTTCTCCCAAACACGACCTCGATATTTCGTGATCCCCGATCGGCCTAGAACGCCTTGTAGCGCCACATTACCGAGGAGCAGGACGTATTTCGGTTTAACGGCCTGGATTTCATCTTCCAAATATTTCCGACAGGCTTTGATCTCTTCTCGAGTGGGTGTCCGGTTATCCGGCGGCCGGCAGTGCACGACGTTCGTAATATAGACGTCGCTGCGATTAATCCCGGCCTTCTTCAAACAGCTGTCGAGGAGCTTTCCTGCTTTCCCTTGGAACGGTCTCCTGAGATCCTCCTCCCGTTCGCCAGGGGCCTCGCCGACGATCATGAGGTCACAGGGCACGGGGCCATCACCCAGGAGACAGACGTAGCGCGTCGTCTTCCAGAGACCACAATCTCGGCACTTCGGGTTCCGTAGCGTCTCCCAGGTATCAATGCGCATCGGCTTCACCTCCTTCCTGTTACCATTTTAATTATACCACAACTCCGGAGCTCTTCAAGAGCGCTAATCCACTCGGATCTCGGTATAATTCGTCGTAGACGACCCGTGCGATACCGGCATTGATCAAGAGCTTAGCACAATCGATACAAGGAGCACAGGTCGTATAGACCGTAGCTCCACGGAGTGCAATTCCATGCTTAGCTGCGAAGGCGACCAGATTTGCTTCCGCGTGTACCGACTCCCGGCAGCCGCCGTCCTCTCCTGTGATGCAATACCCTCGGTCGATGCAGTGCGTTTGACCGGAGGGGGCGCCGTTGTAGCCGGTGGCAAGTACCCGTCCTTCTATGGCCGCTAGAGCTCCCACCTGTCGTCTAGTGCACGTACTCCTCTTAGCCAAGAGCCTGGCCATTTCCATAAGCATATCATCTCGACCTATTCTCATGGGATATCAGGCCTCCTTTGCATGATTTCGACGTCGCTCTCGAAAACGTGTAATGAAGAGATATGGATGATAAGCTTCGAGGGCGTCGAATTTACTCGACGGCAGACCTCCTGTAGCAACCGGCCAGCCATATATACATCGTCTCGGAAATACCGGATGAAATCACAGCTCCGCATATAGTAGACGCATTTCATCCGGCCGCTCCGATTGAGGAAATGATAGCCGAGCGAACATGGCACCCTTTCGCCGTGATGTGCTCCTGTATCTTCGGGGAACCAGATAGGCAGATACGCCTGTCGTGTGTGAGGCCGTTCGAGAAGCAGCTTGACCAAGTCGTCAAAATCGCCGTAGCGATACCTGATTCCCTTATTGGAGCCGTCTGGTCCTTTGGGCCGGTCGTCGGGGTCGTCGGTTGCCGAGGCGTACCGGGGCCAGAAGCGCTCCGGATACGTATGGCTGAACTTGCCCTGCTTGATATGCAGCTCGTTCTTGTTTACGTTAAACGGCCACCATTCGTGCGAGGGCGGCGGGTTCAACGGCATGCCGCTGATTCGCTCTTGAAAGTGATCCTCGGCCCACGGAAGGTTCGGCTTGGTTTCCTTAGTCCACGCCTCCTGTGATTCCGGAACCCGTATCTCGATACTAACGTCTTCGAGCTCGTGAGTAACGGAGAACTTCGTTTTTCCAACAACAGCTTGCCACTCTCCGACCTCCACTCTCTTTGCCATCCTGTGAACAAACCTGTGCCGCAACGTTTTTACGACAGCCTCGAAGCCCTCACCAGGAGGTGCTATCAAGGTTAACATTACTATTTGACCTCCTCCCAAATCTCCTTTACGGCGTCCACATACGGTAGCCACAGCGGTCCGTAGAGGACGCCGAGTTTTGCTCGTTCTTTGTACTTGAACCGCGTAACGGTTCCCTCAATCGATTCGATGATATTTCGGACTGCGGTTTTCAGGAACGCGGTCTCGTCCCGGTTCGGAGACCGTTTCGCGTGCTCGACGGCTTCTCTGAGCACAACGTCAGGAGCGTCGGTCACCAGGGCGAGGCCGAGGACCCCGTAGTATGTCAGATACGCCGCAGTGAAATAAAAGTCGACACCCCTAAACTTCGCCTTGGGCAGCACGTCTTCGATAATGCTGCGAACCTTGGGCAGCAGCAGTCCGTGGACGACATATAGGTCAGCGCCGAGTTTTTTGACGATCTCCGTATAGCGACCGATTAGCCAGGCCTTATAGGCCGGAGCCTCCTTTCGCTCCCATGTGATATTAACCACGAGGTTGAGAAGGCAATTGCCCTTCGTGCTCTTGAGCGTGTCTTCCTTTGCCTTTACACCCTTGAGCGGTAGCGCAATACTCGCGTAATATTCGCCACGATCACGAAGGGCTTCGATTTTTTCTTGAAACAGGTTCCACTCCGGCTCCGGCGGCCAATAATACGACTTCCACCTCTGCTGCTTGACCGAACGGGAGCTGCTGTACCCGAAGTCCTTGAGACTGAAGGGCATATACTCCCAGGCCTCGGGCGGCGTGTGCATTGAGACGTTCTCTACGGCGCGGAACAGTGTCAGCGGTCCGACGAACGGCTTTCGATAGAGCACGTCCTTCATCAACTCGAGCCAGTACGGTCGGATATCCGTGGTGCTCATACGCCCAGCTCCTGCCGTTGTGTGTTAACTGCTGCTTTGCCCATATAGCGGTCGAAGAGGTCCTGCGCAGACAGACCGGAGAGGATACAGAGCTCTATGAAAAAGTGCAGGGCGTCAATGAGCTCTTCGTAGAACGCTTCTAAGTCTACCGGATACGTCTTCTGCTTCCACGGGCGGTTCTTGAGCTCATTCATCGCCTCGGCTAGTTCTTCGGTCACGTTCCAGGCACGACCTCGGAGGACGGCTTGACCCTGGTGCGTAGTGATGTCTACAGGAACATTCGGATCGGGGAGCAGCCCATGCTGTGCTTCGATTTGATGAAACCGTTCGAGCAGCTCGCGCTGCCGTGCGAAAATCAGGTCGAGCTTATCCATTAATTGTCACTCCTTGTTCTCGGTAGATTCGTCGAATCTCGGCTTCGACGTCCTTGACTCCATCTGTGTCGTAGCCATAGACCAGGATACGACCGCCCAGCCGGTGGGCCTTTACTTGGAGCCAGCTTATAAGCTCGTCGTATGCGTTGACCAGCTCTAGAGCTCTAGAAACCACTCCTTCCATTTGATCATCCGCCGTTTCGCGGATGTTCTGCATAATGTATTTAATCCCTGGCCGACAATAGATCATAATAGGATCAAGAGCGAGCAGCAAGTCGATGAGCGCAGTCCATTCGTCACCGAAATGGTTCTTACCGCGAAGAATTGAGCCGTAGACGGCCTCTGAGATCAGTGGAAATCGGTCATAAATGACGACCGGGCGCTGATTCTGCGTGATCTGATTGTGGAGCTCCGTGAGGGCTGCTTTGGTCCTCTCCACTAGTAGATCGTAGTTAGTCGGTCCACCCGATGTTACGAAGCGCTTAATCGGGACCTCCCCCAACCTGAAGAAGAGCTGCTGTGCCAGAGTCGTTTTTCCAGACCCGTCCATTCCCTCGATAATAATCATTTTTGTCTCAACCCCCTTGATTGTGAATTGTATCCCCATAGATGGTTATATTGCCTAGTATAGAAGTCCTTATTGGACATGCCACAGATTTCACAGACGATATATCCTATCTGGTTTGCATCGAACTTCCGCCACTCCCTGCAGTACGGACACCATAGCCGACCTGGAACTTTCTCTGAGCTCGGCGGTGCCGGCTTTGTGTAAATGAGGTGCGGATGCAAGCCTTTCTCTTCTAGCTTGGACACTAGCTGCTTGACCTTCTCTTCGTCTTTAGCAATAACCTTGATTAAGAACATCTGTTTTCTCCGACCCTGGAATGCAAGATAGAAAATCATTCTATCATCCTCCGACCTGGCCGCAGACCAAGCAGCCTCGTCAGGCTGGTATTGATCAGTCGGGGAACGCTAGCCCTCGTGCACCGATCACCTTTCCCTGCTCGTCGCGGACTAAGTAATCAGGAATAACGAGGTCATTCCTATCCCTTGCAGCGGTCGCGACGAGAGAGGAAACGACGTAAAGCGTGTTAGGTGCGGGGTCTGGGAGGTCCGTTACTTCGCCGTATGTAGTGCGATACAGAGGAACAGCAACGCCGTTAAGCGTCACCGTCCCGGCGCTTTCCCGAGTTACGGTAACGCGGGCGACGGTACCGGACGGGGGAATTGTGGCCGTGCCTGAGTCGGTAACGATATTCAGAGCGTGTGGAGTTAGGTTGACGATTTTCATTTTCCTTTGTCCTCCTCCGTTTTGAGTGTGTGCATAATTATTATACCATATTGTTACGCGGAATCTAGACCTAGGGAGAATTTAATTTAGACGTACTTCCCGATACCTCCTGGTCACTAGCTCGAACTTATTCATCTGATTCGGGGGGTCGCCGTAGTGTCCAGAGCCACAGGGAGCCACTTTTGGTGATAACCACATCTACTTCGTGACGAGCGCGGCGCAGTGTCCTCTCAGAAAAGCCCTCCTCCCTAGCTGCATCAAAGAGCGCTTTTGCTGCAACGCCCTGTGGATACTGGGCTAGGAAGCTCTCGAGCCACTGCGCAGCTGCTTCTCGTTTCGTTTCGCTGCGGTCGGAACTGCTACCGTCGGGCTTCAGAGCTTCCATGGGAGACAGGCTGACTTCTCCTATCCAGCGGAACCCTTCGTCTGTAATCGTATAGCCGAGGCTAGCTCCTTGGGGTGATAAGTTATGCTTCTGGTGGAACATAACGCGGACGGCTGGGTTCTCCGGATCGTTAGCTACAAGCAGTGCAGACCGAGCTGCAGCAATTAAGTCGATAGTCCCCATGCCGCGATAGATAATCCGATCACGGGCTCCCTTCGTAAGGTGCCGGATGGATACCACAGCAACGTTATACTCACGAGCTAACAGATTCAATGCTGTCATAATAGGCCGTACTTCGTTAGCTTTGTTAATATCTGCGCGGCCGATGAAAGCTACGAGAGGGTCTAGGACGATAAGCTCAGGCCGGTACTGATCGCAAAGGGCAGCCAGGACCTCTATACCGTCCTGTGTCGATAAGTCTAGTGGCTCAACGACGTTATCGATGCGAATGCCTTCACAAACAAGGACGTTATCAAGCGTCGCTCCAATGAGCTCAAGCCGCGGCCGGAGGGTTAATCCTGGGTCGTCCTCGGCAGTCATATAGATCACACGTAGCCCGGGTTTCCGCATACCTTCGACGACAACTTCGCCGGGGAGTGGGATGCCGGCCGAAAAATGGGCTACCAGAGCTAATGCAAGATATGTTTTTCCGACCCCTGGATCGCCGTCGAGCAGCGTAATACCGCCTTTCGGTATGTACGGATACCACAACCAGTCAATCTCCTGCACCTCGTAGTCTGTCAGCGGCTTAATTACTACATCGGGCCCTAGAAGGCTGTCGTGGGCTACTGATGAGGTTTCTGGCCGTTCTGACTCCTGGCCTCCTGTGACCTCAGAGTAGACCTTTGCAACTTCTGTGTAAATCCGCTTCTGCTCGTCCCGGCGGCCGCGGTATTTATTCCAAGCCGACAAGCGGATAAGTTCGACAATGTCATCGAGTGGGATCTGAGCTTTTATAAGCTCGTGTTCGATGCGCCACAGGATAGTAGAACGCTTTCCGACGTTCTTGTCCACCTCTTTCGGTGGGTACTGAAGCAGTCGATAGACGTTTGACGGAATCCTCTTCTTGTGTTTTCTGAGGAGCTCTAGGAATGCTGCTAGCTGTTTATCGTCGGGGGCTTTAGCAGCGTTTGCTGTTTCGGTAACCGAGGGCACCAAGGTCTCTAGCATTCCAGTTTGGTAAATCGGCCCGGCAGTCCACAGCAGCTCGCCCTGCTGCGGCGGGTTGTATTTATAATTGAGCGTGCCGGGGACCCTAAGATATTGGGTCAGATCCCAGCCGCTCTTATCGGCACCGAGCGCATACGATAGCCGTCGGTTGAGCTCTTCAAGACGGTCAGCCGGCAGCGATTCTTCGAGCTTCCACAGGGCTTGGAACCGGTTGTGTGACGACTTCCAGGCTACCGTGGGCTTTAACGACGGGTCGATTTCACGTGGGTCGACAGCGTCGAGATCTGCGTAGAGAAACCTACCTTCGGTCACACCGTCACGAACTCGACGTTGGGTTGTAAAGATGTTTGGGCACCAGTATATATCGCCGCCCTGGTGTGTGAGCTCTTCGGCAGCTCGCGTGATCTTGCGCTCAGACCGTGCTCCGATATACTCAAATCCACTGTCCCGCCAGACACCGTCCAACTCTTTAAATCCTATGAAAACATAACCTTGCTGCTCTTGGGATCTCCATGTGCGGAAACAGACTTCCAGCTCCATCTGCAGTCGTCCCTTCTCACTTTCTCACGCGCGCCAGGACGTCATCCTTCACACGTTCGAGGTCTTCTTGATTAATGAGCCAGATCCATCCCTTTTTGTGGGCTGGAATGGCGCCGCGCTGGACGTATCGAATAACCTTGTAGTACGGGAGACCCAGCAGCTCAGCTGCTTCCCGAACCGTGAGCAACTTCATCAGTTGACTCCTCCTCTCATTGGATTTCCATTATATTATATATGCCTCCGCCACAATTCGGTAGTCTTATGGGATTTTATTTAGCGACGAAATTCACTCCGGGGAGCGTTTTCTTTCACAGGACCTGATCTGGGACTGGGGCGTCGAGTGCTCGAAGAACGTGGCGGACTTCGGACTTGGTAAAGTTGGCAAAGTTGGCAAAGTTGGCGCTCTGGCTGTCAACGCGCAGTCTCGAGGCCCTGAGACTGCTGGAGGATATAAATACACTCTTTTTTTTTTTTTTTTTTTTTTTTTTTTTGCTTTATAATAAGCAGTCGCCGAGCAAGTTTGCCAGAGCGCGTCCTGAGACCAGTCACTTGGCAACGTTCTCAACTTTGCCAAGTTTGCCATGAGCGCCGGTAGGCGAACTCGGACCATTGATTGGGTTGATTGGTCAGAGCCCTGTGCCGGGTTACACAGCGCCCCGCAAAATTCTTTTTCAGAAACCTGCAGAAATAGCTTTTACTTTTCGCGGATTCTAAATTATAATATACTTAGGCTAAGAGAAAGGAGGGAACGGAAATCGAAAACTTAGAGAGGATCGGAAGGGAAAAGCTCCTCTCCCTCTTCTCTTCGGAGCTAGTAGAACTACCGGAAGGAAAGAAGATTCTTACTTTCTACTTCGCTCCGAATGAAGAGGAGAAGGAAACCGGAGAGGGAACCTTCTCCCTAATGTTAGAGGTATCGGAATCGGGAGCTATACTTCGGGACTATATCGCAGAGTAGAGGAGGCCTTCGGGCCTCCGCGCGTTTCTCTTCACGCCAGAGGCAGCCTTGCGGCTGCCCTGTGCCCGGTTACTCCTGTTCAAAATCAATCCTCTTTTTCGAGGAGTTTCAAAACTGTGAGGAGTGCTTGCTGTGCTTTTAGGGTCTTGGGTTTGATGTCCCAACCGCGGTCATATTTGACAGTGCAAGCTGCTAAGAAACCGGATTCCTTCCGTTTTTTCTCATCCCAAATTGCGAGCTTGGAAATGCGGCCGCGGTTGATGCCGAATTGTGAACCCTCTTCGTAAACCTTTGCTTGCCACCGATACGGACCGACTGTTCCTTCGGCCCATCCGTTTTTGAAGCGGGTCATTTTGATCTTCATAGTAGCTCCTCCTTCTCTTTAGTGGGATTGCATTTATAATATAAGAAATAGCTAGGAGATTGTAAATGGCCAATCTCACTGGTTTCATGAGGTTTTTATAGTCCTTTCCTGATTTTGGGCGGTTCGCTACTTAATCACCAAAGTCCGGAACTATTATAATGGAATTGGACAATGGACTGCTGTAACGGGGAGGTGCCGGTTGTGACGAAGGAGGTAGTTTGTAGCCAGTGCAATACGCTCTTCCAGGCTGACGAAGCCGTTACGACGGTATGCCCATCTTGTGGACGGGGGCCTCTCAGGCTGATGAAGTTCGTCGTCTGCGGGAGCTGTGATACGAACTTCTGGGTCGATATCGACGCCACCCGAGTGAGGTGTCCAACCTGTGGAGGGGGGCTGCCGTCGGGCACAGATGATTGGTACGATGCCTATCTGGAGGAGGTCAACAAGCCCATCCCACCAGGGAGCCGTCGAAACGAAAAGGCCGACCGTACGCACTCACGTATGCGGATGATGAGGGCGAAGCTCGCTAAATTTAGGCGCCAGTCCCGGTACGTCTTGTACGACTGATCAGTGTGAGTTTACCTATTTACAGACCGAGCCTCTCCTCATATAATCACAATGCAAAGACTCCAAACAGATCGGAGGGTTACTACAATGGCCAAAGCGAAAACGGCAACGGTAGTTAGGATCACTGACCTGGAGAAGGAGTTCGGACTCCAGGGCAGGGTTATCCGGCAAGTGCTCCGGAAAGTCGGTCTGAAAGCTCCAGAGACCGGAATCGAGGGCTTCGGGCCTAGGGCTCGCTACGAGTGGACGGAGGGCTCGAAGGAGCTCAAGCAGGTCCGGTCTATCCTCCAAGAGTTCGTCTCTTCTAAGGGCAATGCTCCCCGGACCAGGACCAAGCAGGAGGTGGAGCTGGAAGAAGAGGACGAAGAGCTCGAACAGGAGGAGGTGGAAGACGAGGAGGACAGCGAAGACGACGAGGAGGATGAGTAAGATATCGGCATACGTCATGTTCCAATGTGAGGTATGTAGCAAGACAGCGAAGGAAAACGAGGCCATTAATTGGTTGAGAGTAGAAATCGCAGGAGTGGATGCGACAACGTGGTCCGATAGGCCCATTGAAGGCCACTATTGCAGCAGGGAATGTCTGATGTCGCGCTTGAAAGAGAACTAGACCAGAGAGGCGGGGATCAATCTCCGCCCTCTTTTTGTGTGTGGACCTGCGGAGGCAGCGGCGTAGAAAATCTAAAAATTTCTGAGATTGCTCGTTTACAATCTCAGAGGAGTCTGGTATAATATAATTGAACAAACAAAAAAAGGAGGACGATAAAAATGATGGTTAACGAAATGGTACAGATTCATGATGGATATTCAAGGGACATATTCCCCCATGAGAAGTTCATCACAGGTACAATCGTAAGGGTCAATAAAAAATCTATTAGAGTTCACATGACACATGCTAAATGCACAACAAATGGTAAGGTTACACGCGAATATGAAATGAACCAAACGGCAACATTCACTTTCTGGAAGACAATTGAAAACAGGCAGATCGGTGAGAACGCTGGCAAAACCGTTGACCTTTACAAGAATAAGGTATACGGCATCATTGAAATCGTTCACTAACGAGAAGGATGACTAAGAGAGGAGAGAGGTTGGGGATTAATCTCCACCCTCTTTTTGTGTGTGGACTCTGGAAGCTGTGGCGTAGATAATCTAAAAATTTCTGAGATTGCTCGTTTACAATCTCAGGGGAGTCTGGTATAATATAATTGAACAAACAAAAAAAGGAGGACGATAAAAATGACAAGAACAGAAGCTGCCGAAATATTAAGGGAAATAGCATACGAAATCTACGATAGGCTGGAGGAGATGGAATATATTTTAAGGGGGGTAGCTCCGGAAGAATTCGAAACGGCTAGAGTTTATTGGATGGCACACATCGACGGAGCTTTATTAAACCGCAACGGATGGATGGGTGGAAGCTTCATAAGTTTGGAAGATACCCTAGCAGCACTCGAAGAGGGAGAAGTAGAGGACGAGGAGGAGGATGATTAACTCGGAGAGCTACCGACGAGAGAAGAGAGGCGGAGATCAACCTCCGCCCTCTCGTTGTGTATGGAGGAGTACTGACCGGATGATCTGGAGGAGTTCAGGGTCTCCTACGTTCCAGTAGTACATGCCTCGCGGGTAATTTGGCCATGTGCTCTCGACCGGCTTTGGCTTGACGCCGATCTCCCTCAGGATTCGGCGTATCTTCGCTGGCTCCGTGCGGAACAATGCTGCTAATTCCAGAACGGTGATTCTCATCGATCTCGACGACCTCCTTTGGTCTTTGGTAGAAGTATTATATGGGGAGAGTTTTCTATTTATACCTCGTCCAAGACCATTTACTTCTTGCCTGTGTTGTGGTATAGTACTATTGGAGGGTGTGACCTTTTTGTGCGATGAAACCGTGGGCAAGGAAGTTCTATCGGTCACGAGAGTGGAAAAATACTCGTGAAGCGTATATCTGCCTGCGGCACGGTCTGTGCGAACGCTGTGGTGCTGGTGGGAAAATCGTTCACCATAAAGTCTACCTGACACCGTCGAACATCTGGGACCCGTCGGTATCATTGAATTTCGACAATCTTGAGCTGCTGTGCCAGGACTGTCACAACCGTGAGCACCACGGCCAAGAGCCGGTTGCAGACGGTCTCAGGTTTACTGAAGATGGCAATCTCGTAGAGGAGCCGGCGGGAGTCATTGAATACCAAGATGAGCCCCCCAGGGTGAATCACAGGTAGATTGCTTCAGAGACCGGGGGGGCCAGGTCAAAAAACCCAGGAGGGCAATCGAAGGTGAGGGGGGTTGAGATGGAGTCACCCTTGGTGGATGAACCGAAGGCGATCCGTCTTTACACGCCGGAGGAAAAAGAAAAGCGCATCAAGCGGGAATTGAACCGACTTAAGAAGATTTTCGCCGATTTGCCCGAAGATGCAAAGCGTGTAGCCGACGGCCTCATCCAGGAGGCAGCCTTTATGCGGGTGACGCTGGAAGAAACGAGGGCTATTATCGACTGTGAGGGCGTGATTGAACGTTTCGAGCAGGGTAAGCAGCGCTTCTTGCGGGAGCACCCGGCTACTAAGGTCTACACTGCCCTGATCAATCGCTATCAAGGCGTTATGAAACAGCTGATTGACTTGCTCCCCGACGACGACAAGACAAAGCAGGGAGTCGATGAACTTATGGAGTTCGTGAAGGGGCAGGTTCGGTGAAGCTGTGATGAATTATATCCAGCTCTATTGGAACAAAATCGAATCTGGAAAAGTCGTCGTATCCAAGCGCGTGCGGCAGCAGTACGAGAAGCTCATCGCCGAGCTGGACAACCCGAAGGATCCGTGGGTCTTCGACGTTGAGCGGGCTGCGCGGCCTATCCAGTTCATCGAGACGTTCTGTCGGCAGTCAAAGGGCCGATGGATTGGCCAACCGCTCAAGTTGGAGCTGTGGCAGAAAGCATTGCTCCAGGCTGTGTTCGGCTTCGTCCACAGGGAGACGGGCTACCGGCGTTGCCGTGAGTTCGTCTTGCTTATCGGCCGGAAGAACGGTAAGTCAACGCTGCTGGCTGGCATTGGATTGTATATGCTAGTGGGTGATGGGGAAGGCGGTTCCGAGGTCTACTGCGTAGCAACGAAACGTGATCAGGCGCGAATCGTTTTCACAGAAGCTGTGAACATGGTCTCGCAATCGCCTGCGCTGCGGAAGCATATCCGCAAGCGGAAGACTGACCTCTATTTCCCTGTGGTCTTCGGCAAGGTTGAGCCGCTGGCCAGCGAGTCTAACAGCCTGGACGGATTAAACAGCCACTGTGTGATTATCGATGAGCTGCACGCGATCAAGGACCGCAACCTGTACGATGTTATGAAGCAATCGATGGTTGCGCGGCAGCAGCCGTTACTGACGATGATCACAACAGCTGGGTTTGTGCGGGAGTGCATTTATGATGATATTTACGACTACGCTTGCCGGGTGCTCGATGGCGTAGTTGATGACGATCGGTTCCTAGCGTTTCTGTACGAGCTCGACGACCGGTCCGAGTGGACGGACTTTCGAGCCTGGGAGAAGGCAAACCCCGGTCTGGGTACTATCAAGAGCTATGAGGATCTAGCAGCTAACGTCGAGAGGGCCAAGAACGACGCCAACTTCCTCCCGACTGTGCTGACGAAGGACTTCAACATCCGTGAGACGGCGGCGGGCACATGGATGACGTTCGAGGAGGCCAACAACGAGGCGACGTTCAGTCTTGACGAGCTGCGCGATACCTACGCTATCGGTGGGGTTGACCTATCGGCCACTACTGACCTAACGGCCGCAGCTGTGCTGGTTATGAGGCCGGATGGCCAGATGTACGCCTTGGTGCAGGGGTTCATGCCCGGCGACACCATCGAGCAGCGGGCTAAGGAGGACAAGGTTCCCTACGATCGCTGGGTCGAGCGGGGCCTGATTACTCCGTGTCCTGGCAACCGGATTGATTACCGGTACGTCACGGACTGGTTCGCACGACTTCGTGACGAATACGGCATTTCGACCTATTGGGTCGGTTACGACAGCTGGAACTCGCCCGCCTGGGTCGAGGACATGGAAGCCCGACTGGGCTACCAGAACAAAGTGAACTTGCTGCCGGTAATCATGGGGGCCAAGACGCTGTCGGCGCCTATGAAGGTGCTCCGGGCAGACTTGGCAGCTAAACGGATCAACTACAATCGTAACCCACTGCTGCTGTGGGCGCTGACGAACACGGCGGTTGAGGTCGACAAGAACGAGAACATCAGGCCTGTGAAGACGGCTGATCGGCGCCGCCGAATCGATCCGGCGGTGGCCTTGATCATCGCATATACGGTGCTCCAACAAAGACTCGAGGACTATCGCGCACTCATCTAAGGAGGTGGCCCGGTGGAACAGCGCAACTGGTTGCAGCGGCTATTTGGACACTTCCTTGGCCGCCGCACTGGGCTCACTCAGGTGAAAGTCATGGCCGGCTATACGCCCATTTTCACACCTTGGGGCGAAAGGCCTTATGAAGCTGATGTTGTCCGGGCTGCGGTAGATGCCATTGCCCGCAACGCAGCTAAGCTGAAGGCCAAACACATCCGCCGGGTTAACGGCGAAGTCATCAACGTTAAGAACAGCGATATCGAGCGGGTATTGTCCCTCCGGCCCAACCCAAAGATGTCGGCCTATGATTTGCTGTACAAACTGGTTACGACGCTGATGATGGACAATAACGCCTGGGCTTACCCTGTCTGGGAAGCTGGGCGGCTTGTGGCTGTGTATCCGGTTAACTGCGTGTCGGCGGAGATGTTAGAGGACAGCTCCGGGACGCTCTATGTGAAGTTCTACTTTATGGAGGGCGGCACGGCGACGCTGCCATACAACGATGTAATTCACTTACGCCGGCACTACTATAACAACGATTTGTTAGGTGAGCCGAATAAACCTATCAACGCGACGCTGTCGGCCATTCATACGACTAACGAAGGGTTGGCGCAGGCGGTCAAAACGAGCGCTGCGCTCCGGGGTATTCTCAAATTCCAAGGCATGCTCAAGGAGAGCGACATCGAAGCCCAGCGCGAGAGGTTCGTCAAAGAGTACCTAACAGTGTCCAACAGCGGTGGGATTGCGGCCCTGGATGCGAAAGCTGAGTATATCCCGCTGAACACCGAGCCTAAGATGGTGAACGCGTCCCAGATGAAGGAGCTGCGGGACGCCGTATTCCGGTACTTCGGTGTGAACGAAAACATCGTGATGGGCAATTATACCGAGGACCAGTGGAATGCGTTCTATGAGAGCACTATCGAGCCGTTGGCCGTCCAGATGTCGCTGGAGTTCACTTCCAAGCTCTTTTCGGATCGGGAAATCGGCCACGGCAACGAGATCGTGTTCGAGGCAAACCGGCTGCAGTACGCTTCGGTTTCGACGAAGCTGGAGCTCGTTCAGCTTGTTGACCGTGGTATTATGACGCCGAATCAGCTTGCTGAGGTCTTCAATCTGCCGCCAGTTCCTGGCGGGGACATTCCGGTTCGCAGGCTGGACACACGGCCGGTGGACGAGACGGATGATTTGGATAACGAGGCCCAATTGGGAGGTGAGGACGATGCCGATTCCGACGCCGGGGCAGGACGAGACCAAGGATGAGTTCATCGAGCGATGCATGGGCGATGAGACGATGAAAGAGGAGTATCCTGACGGCGACCAGCGTTTGGCGGTTTGTATGACGCAGTGGGATGGGCGCCAGGAGCGGGGTGAGAAAGTCCAGCGGCCCCAGCGAGAAATCCGGATGGCGGAGATTCGAGCGGTCGAGCCGGTGGGCGATGAGCATGAGATGATCGTTGAGGGTCGGGCGATCATCTACGAGAGCCCGACCGTTTTGTTTGAAATCGATGGCGTCCGGTACTACGAGGTTATTGCCCGCGGAGCACTGGACGGTGCCGACCTCAAGGACGTGCCGTTCAAGTACAACCATAGCGACAACGTTATGGTCATGGCCCGCACCCGGAACAAAACGCTGGAGCTTATCCCCGACGAGCAAGGGCTGTTGGTGCGGGCGAAGCTGGCCAACACGACGGCGGGCCGGGACTTGTATGAACTTATCAAGCGCGGCGATGTTGACAAGATGTCGTTTGCTTTTACAGTCGAGAAGGACGAATATGACCGCGACACCAGGACTCGCCGCATCATGGAGTTCAAGCGCATTTGGGACGTTTCGGCGGTGGATACCCCGGCGTACCAGGATACCTATATCAGCGCGCGGAACTACTTTATGGCGCAGGCGGAGGCTGAGCGCCGGGCTGCGGAGGCGGCTGAGAAGCGGCGCCGCAAGCTGATCATCCAGACCTACTTGTAAGGGAGTGTGAAAACATGAACCTACGGAAGCGACTGCAGGAAATCGAGGCTCGTAAGGCCGAGATTCGTAGCCTGCTGGAGAACGACGGAGATACTGATTTGGACGCGCTGGAAAAAGAGTTGAAGGGTCTGGCCGACGAAGAGAAGGAGCTGCGCCGGCGCCTAGATGTGGCGGCTAGTATCGAAGCCGGTACGGCGCCCGAAGTCCGGGTAATCGATTCCACGTCGGCGCAGAAGGCCACTGTGGAGCCCCGTGCCGTCGACCGGCACGACACCGTGGAGTATCGCCGGGCGTTCATGGACTACGTCACCCGGGGCGTCAAGAATGACATTCTTGAGTTCCGTGCCGACGAGACCACGTTGCCTTCGGACATTGGCGCCGTTATCCCGACGACCATTCTGAACCGGATTGTCGAGAAGATGGAGGAGACTGGTCGCATTTGGTCGCGCGTCACGAAGACGAGCATTCAGGGTGGTGTTGAAATCCCGGTGTCGACGGCCAAGCCAACAGCTGTGTGGCTTGCTGCCGGCCAGGTCGCGGACAAGCAGAAGAAGACGGTCAACGCCAGGATCAGCTTCAGCTACCACAAGTTGCAGGTTCGTGTGGCTGTCGAGCTGGTGGCGTCGGTTGTTGCTATGCCCATCTTCGAGCAGACGATTGCCGACAACATTGCCGAGGCGATGGTCAAGGCGCTGGACAAGGCTATCATCTCGGGCACCGGCACCGGCCAGCCGCTGGGTATTATCAATCACACCAATATCCCGGCGAAGCAGGTCGTTACGGTTGCGCCGGAGGACTTCGGTGGGTATGAGATCTGGCCGGAGCTCTTTTCCAAGATGCCTCGCTCCTATCGCTCCGGTATGGTGCTGATCCTCAACGATGCAGACTGGCACAAGTACATCGTTGGCATGGTCGACAGCACCGGTCAGCCCATTGCCCGTGTGAACTACGGCCTGGACGGCTCCATCGAAGAGCGGTTCCTGGGCCGGGAGGTTATTGCGGTGGAGGACCTGTTGCCGTCCATCGACGAAGCTGCCGATGATGACGTCGTGGCCATCCTGTGCCGCTTAGAGGACTATATGGTCAACTCCAACATGGCCATCACCTTCCGGCGGTACTTTAACGAGGACACCGACGAGTGGATCAGCAAGGCAACGATGATTGCTGACGGTAAGCTGGCTGATCCGAACGGCGTTGTGCTCATCATCAAGAAGGCCGACGAATGAAGCTATGGCGGTGAGTGACGGGCGTCGGGTGCTGACTGGTGCCCGGCGCTCATTTTCCCCGAGGTGACGGACGATGGCTTTAATCGATGGTGTGAAGGCAGCCCTTCGGGTTGATGGTACAGAGCATGATACAGAGATCAGCGACCTGATTGTTGCAGCCCAATGGGATCTCATCTTGAGTGGCGTGTCCCCGGAGAAGGCCAACGACTCCAGCGACCCGCTCATCAAGCGGGCTATTATCGTCTACGCCCGGGCCCAGTTCGAGTGGGACCACCCGAATGCGGAGCGGCTGCAGGCGGCCTATGATATGCTTAAGGCACACCTCTCCCTGTCGGCCGATTACAGGGCGGCCACGTAAGGGGGTGGGCGGCCCATGGTATTTCAGGTCAGTACGATGCGCCATCGTATCGAAATCGGCCGGTACGTGGAGGCCCGCAACGAATGGGGCGAACCGTTGCCCAACCCTGTGTGGCAGCCGGTCGCCACTGTGTGGGCCGCAGTTGAGGCCTTGACCGGGCGCCTGTACTTCGAGGCGCAGCAATCGAACATCCAGGCCGATCATCGCATTACGGTTCGCTATTGCCGCGGCATCGAACCGGGTATGCTGGTGCGGCATGACGGACAGGAGTTCGAGATCCAGGCGGTGCTTGATCGAGATGGGCGCCGCCGATGGCTGCAGCTCATGTGCCGGGAGGTGCGCCCGGCATGAGGATGACAGTGCGATTTCGGGGGCCAACCCCCGAGGAGATCCGGCGGAGGTTAGAACTCATGCCCCAGGAGGTCCGCAGCGAGGCGTTGCGGGACGCAGTGCTTGAGGGCGCCCAGGTTATCCGTGACCAGGCTGAAGCCAATGCCAGAGCAATCCAGCGGACCGGAACACTCGCCAGTGACATCCATACGGAGATCGACGAGAAGAAGTCGACCGACACCAGGGCAGTGGCGGTTATCGGTCCGGGCAAACGTGGTTGGTATGGGCGCATAGTTGAGTTTGGGCACGACATTGTGGTTGGAGGCCGCAAGAGGGCTAAGCGGGCGCCGGCAGGAAAGGTCGTCGGTCATGTGCCGCCTAAGCCATGGCTCAGACCGGCTGGCGACGCCAAGCGCGTGGAGGCCGAACAGCGCATCATCAAGACCCTACAGGGGAGGCTGGAGCGGGTATGGCGACAGAGGGGGTGACGGTTCGAAGAGCGGTATGGAGGTACTTGAAAGAAGACCCCGAGATTAAGGGGCTGGTCGGAGACCGCATCGACTATCAGCGCCGCCCCGACGGCATGGCGTTCCCATGTATTATCATCTCGGCCGTCGATCATACGCCGCGCTATGATCTGGGTGGCAGGGCCTGGACCGAAAGCCGGATTACTATCACGACAATGGCACAGACAGAGGCTACCGCAGAAACGGTCGCCTCTGTTGTTGAGCGGTGCATGGAGCGGTTTGCAGGTGATGTGTACGGCCTGTCCATCATCGCCTGTCGCGTTGTTAACTCGTTGCCTATCTACCAAGAGGAGACCGGACACACCCATCACCATGTGGATGTGATCATTGAGCACAAGGGGGTATAGACCAGGATGTCTGAGACCGCTGGTTTGAGGACTAAGTTCTATCGGAGCGAAGACGGTACGCTGTTTACGGCGATCGCCCAGCTCGCATCGATCCAGCCACCGCAACCAGAACGCGAGGTAGTTGAAGTCGACGAGCTTGACCCGCCGGGGGACGTCCGGAAGAAGCTTGTCGGCTTGATCGATGCGGGTGAGGTCGTAGTCACGCTGAATTTCGACCCGACGAACGAGGGGCACCTGGACCTGGAGCAAGACTTCCGGGATGGAGCTGCGAAGCACTACCGGATCAAGCTGCCCAACGACTTCGGCTGGACGTTCCAGGGCATCGTCACCGCCTACCAGCCGCAGGAGATCAGCTCCGGCGACGTAGTGCAGGCACAGGTGACGATCACGCTGACTGGCATATATGAGTTCGGACAGATTACTGCGTAATGGGAGTGTAAACATGACTGTTTTGAGTCGTGATCAGATTTTGCAGGCGCATGATCTACCTACGGAGCGAGTCTACGTCCCCGAGTGGGGCGGCGAGGTTATTGTACGCGGTCTGACCGCTGCTGAGCGGGATGCGTTTGAGCAGTCCATCGTTGAGACTAGGGGGAAAAACACGCAGGTGAATCTGCGCAACATCCGAGCGAAGCTCGTTGCGCTCTGCTGTGTCGACGAGGAAGGCAGCCGGATCTTCCAGGATGAAGATGCTGAACTGCTCGGTCGCAAGAGCGCCGTTGCTCTCAACAGGGTCTTCGAAGTTGCACAGCAGCTCTCTGGCTTGCGGCCCGAAGACGTTGAGGAACTGGCGGGAAACTGAGGCGGAACCCCACGCGGCGCTTCCTCTTCAGGCTAGCGCTCGCGTTGGGAATGACGGTAGGAGAGCTCCTGGCGCGCATTAGTAGCCGGGAGCTCTCCGAGTGGATGGCATTTTTCTCGCTCGAACCATGGGGTACCGAGGTCGAGGACTGGCGGGCTGGGCTCATCGCGTCAACGATAGCTAACAGCTACCGAGACCCGAAGCGCCGGCGCAAGCCCTATGAACCGTCAGACTTCATGCCTCGGTACGAAGCACCGAAGGCGCAGGAGCAAAGCTGGGAGGAGCAGGCTCGCATTCTGGAGATGTGGTCAAGGATGTTGCAGGCGAGAGATGGGCGGTCTTAGTGGCCGCCCTCTTTATTTGGGAGTGAGGGTATGGCGACGGTTTCGACATTCAATATCGCGCTGATTGCATCGACGGGCCGGTTTGTCAGCAATATGGCGCGGGCTGAGCGGCAGTGGAATCAGTTCGCCCGGTCGGTCCAGCGCCAAGCGAAAACGCTTCCGAAGTCCATCCGCGAGGCCGTCCCAGCCTCCCTCGCCCTCGGCCGTAACGTCGTTAAGTGGACGGCCGCCGCGAGCGCTGCGCTGACTGGTCTTGGAGTAGCGGGCGTAAAGCTGGCTGCTGACTTTGAGCAGAGCCAGATCGCCTTTGAGACCCTGCTGGGGTCAGCTGAACGCGCCAATCGCTTCCTGCGGGAGTTGGAAGTCCAGGCCCGCCGGACGCCCTTCGGGTTCATCGGCTTGCAGCAGGCGGCCCGGCAGCTCTTGGCTTACGGCTTTACCGCCGGCCGAGTGCTTGATATGATCGAGCCCATTGGTGACGCGGTGGCGGCCATGGGTGGCAGTAACCAGATGTTTGAGGCCATCATTCGAGCTCTTGGCCAGATCCAGGCCAAGGGCAAGCTTGCCGCGCAGGAGTTCCTGCAGCTTTCTGAGCAGGGTATTCCGGCA